CAGCCCACATGCTGCTACGGGGTACGGCCAGCAAACTGAGCAAGTTGTCAGCCGCCTGCACGCCGCTGGGCACAAGGTTGCGATTGCCAGCAACTACGGCCTAGAGGGAACCATCAGCGAGTGGCGCGGCATCAAGCACTTCCCGCGTGGCTTTGACCTTTACAGCAACGACGTTGTGCCAGCGCACATGATGGCCTGGGCGCACGAAAACCCTGGGTTAGATCCGCTAGTCATCACGCTGTTTGACGTCTGGGTCTACAAGGGCCAGCAATGGGATCTGCTGGACAAGGTTGCCTCATGGGTGCCCATCGACCACACACCCACGCCACCTGACGTTGTGGCCTGGTGTCAGCGCCCCAACGTCACGCCCATTGCCATGTCCAAGTTTGGCAAGGCGATGCTGGAGCGCGAGGGCATAGAAGCCTTGTACGCGCCGCACGCTATTGACACCTCAATCTTCAAGCCCACCGAAAAGTTCACCGCAGGCGACAAGCGCATGACGGGCCGAGAGTTCATGGAAGTCCCGAGCGACGCCTGGGTTATTGGCGTGAACAGCGCCAACAAGGGTGGCCGGCAGGGGCACAACCGCAAGGCGTTCCCTGAGATGTTTCTGGCGTTTGGGATGTGGGCCAAGAAGCGCCCCGACGCTGTGCTGTACGTCCACACCGAGGACCGAGGCGCTATGGGTGGCATCAACCTGCGCGAACTAGCGCAAGCCTGTGGGATACGTGAGCAGCAGATAAAGTTTGTGGACCAGTACGCCTACCGCAGCGGGATACCCAAGGAAGTCCTTGCAGCGATCTACAGCAGCATGGACACCTTCTTACAGCCCTCGCTGGGCGAGGGGTTCGGCATCCCAGCCATTGAAGCCCAGGCGTGCGGCGTGCCTGTCATTCTCAACAACGCCACCGCGCAGACAGAGTTGTGCGGCGACGGCTGGCTGACCGATAACCAGCCGGTCTGGGACGATGCACAGAAGTCCTGGTGGCACACCCCCGCTGTGCCGTCCATCATTGAGGCACTAGAGGTCGCTTACCAGCGCGGCCCAGGCGTGAGTGCTGAAGCGGTCAAGTTCGCTAAGGACTACGACGCTGACAAAGTTTTTGCTGAGTATTGGGTGCCCATCATGGAGCGCCTGTGATACCGGCAATGATCGTGCCGGTGCTGACCGCACCGCACTTGCTTTACCGCATGGTGGACAGCATTGACTTCCCGGTGCAACACCTAGTTGTCATAGACAACGGGCGGTGCGTTGACCCGTCAATGCTGCGCAGCTGGTCGGACACCATTGAACGGCTGAGCCTGTTGCCCATGCCTGCCAACATGGGCGTGGCTGGATCATGGAACCTCGGCATCAAGGTCACACCGTTTGCGCCGTGGTGGCTTATTGCCAACTTTGACATTGTCTGGCAGCCCGGCAGCCTGTCGCGGTGGGCAGCGTCCGATAGGCGCGCTAGCCTGTGCTTATCTGGCGGTAGTCCACCGTGGTGCGCTTTCAGCGTAGGTGAGCAGGTTGTCAGCCGCGTTGGTTTGTTTGATGAAGGACTGCACCCGGCTTATTTTGAGGACAACGACTACCAGCGGCGGGTTGAACATGCCGGCCTGGCAGTTGAGCAGACCGGCATTGCCGTGCATCACGACAACTCCAGCACGCTGGCGCACGGTTATCGAGACCGCAACAACGCAACCTATTCTGATAATCAGCGCTATTACAGCCGCAAAGCCTCCATGGAGGACTACGGCCCAGGCGACTGGTCGCTAGCCACAAGGCGGCGAAACTCATGGGATTGAGGTTGTATCGGCAAAGCCATGCCGGTCAGACCGCTTGGGTTATTGGTTCGGGAGCAAGTCTCAACCACATTGACCCCACCTTCTTTGCAGACAAGTGGTGCATGTGTGTCAACTACGCCGGCACGACGTTGGACCTGCCGCGCTTCTATTCCGTCAGTCATCACCACAGCGATGCTGACGCCATAGCGCGTATGCGCCCTGACCTAGTGGTGTTTACCACTGAGGTTGAGCAGCTGCCTCAAAGTGATCGCAGCGCGCATCCTGCTACTGAGACCAACGTGGTCAAAGTTGCAACAACCGAGCAGAAATACAGCGCATGGAACCCATGGGCCGATTGGCCAACTGAGCCAGATGTGCTGACCGTTGGCCCATCAAGCATCCACCTAACCATGCACTTAGCGGCTTACATGGGTGCAGCGCACATTGTTCTTGTGGGTGCTGACTGTGGGGAGTTTGACGATGAAGCACGGGTCACCAACTATGAACACCCTGACGGCCTCCTGCACTACGGAATTTGGACCTCAGCGCTTGAAGCCATGGCGGGCAAACTTCGTAGCCTTGGCGTCAGCGTGCACAGCCTCAACCCGTGGGTTACTGCACGCCTTGAGGGACACCGCTACAGGACTGACGGCCTTGTCATCAACTGATGACGCCATATTCATGGCCGTTGAGCGGGCCGTAGACAACCTGCACCGACGCGGGGAAGCAACCCCAGAAAACATCAAAGCCGCCGTTGCCGAGGTGTTCGATCTTTACAAGGAGACACCATGACGCTGTACGCCAGCACCGCAGAGATCAAGGCCGCGCTGCGCGTCACCGATAGCGTGGACGATTCGCTGATCTCCATGGCGGGGTCGGCTGCCTCGTCGCTCATTGACGGCTACTGCGGGCGCACTTTCGGCACGGTGTCCGAGGTTCGCTACTTCGCGCCAGACAACGGTTACCTGCTGCACATCGACGACCTGGCCGGCACGGCCCTGACGCTGGAAACCAGCACCGTTTCCGACCAGGTGTTTGACGTTACCTGGACGCCGACCGAGTACCAACTTGAGCCACTCAACGCCTACGCTGACGGCCTAGATTGGCCCTACACGCGCATCCGAGCCATCGACACGCGCCTGTTTCCTTACGCCTTCAACGAGGCCACCGCCCGCATCACGGCCACCTGGGGGTGGCCTGCCGTACCGGCGACCATCACCCAGGCCGCCGTCATCCAGGCGATGCGCATATTCAAGCGCCTAGATTCACCGCTGGGTGTTGCGGGCTTCGGCGACCTTGGCGCAATCCGCGTTGGTCGCGGGCTAGATCCTGACGTTGCGCAGCTCGTGCAGCCTTACGTCAAGCACGTTGGTGTGGCCTGATGGCAACCTTGTCAGCAATGCGCACGGCCCTAGCGGCCAACCTGGCAAGCATCTCAGGGCTGCGCACAGCAGCAACCATGCCCGACCAGCCCAACCCGCCCATTGCCATCGTGATGCCCACCAGCGTGTCCTACGACACCGCAATGGGTCGAGGGCTGGACACCTACGAGTTCACGGTGCTGGTCATCGTGGGCCGCGTAGATGAACGCACCGCACAGAACTTGCTGGACTCCTACTGCAACCCCACGGGAGCCACCAGCATCAAGACCGCCATTGAGTCCGACAGGACGCTAGGCGGCCAAGCAAATGACCTGCGTGTTACCGAAATGCGCAACTACTCCAGCCTGCCCGTGGGTGAGATCACCTACCTGGCTGCTGAGTTTGTTGTGACTGTATTCGCACAATAAAAAGGAGCAACCCTCATGGCCAAGTTTGTGGCTACTGATTACAGCATCACCATCAACGGCACCGACTTCAGCACCTCGCTGGCCTCGGTTGACCTGACCATTGAAAGCGACGACGTTGAGACCACCGCTTTTGGTGGGGAATGGCGCACCCGCGTGGGTGGCCTGAAGTCGGCATCCATCTCGCTTGATTTCCACCAAGACTTTGGCGCTGCCAGCGTTGACGCGACCTTGTGGCCGCTGCTCAACACCATCGCCACGGTTGTGGTCAAGCCCACCAGCTCGGCTGCGTCGGCCACAAATCCCTCGTTTACTGCCACAGCGTTGGTTAATTCCTATCAACCATTCGCATCAAGCGTGGGCGACCTGGCAACCCTCAGCGTGACCTGGCCGGTGACCGGCACGGTCGTGCGCGGCACCGCGTAACTAACCCAATCCCCTCTTAGGAGAGTCCTGCCATGATGCGTGTTGCCCTTCACGTGGAATACACCGACGGGTCGGGGGTAGATGTTGAAGCAACTGCCCCCGACCTGATCGCCTTTGAGCGCAACTTTGACAAGCCCTTCAGCGTCTTTGTTGAAGCCGTGCGCTTGGAGTACCTACTCTGGCTTGCCTGGCACTCAGTCAAACGCCGAGGCAAGACTGACCTGGACTTTGATCCCTGGTCAGAGACCGTGGACAGCATCGTCATCGGTGATGCGGCAGACCCGGTCCCTTTGGAGAACACAGCGCCCATTGGCTCTTAGTCCATCTGGCCTACGAGTGGCGGGTGCTGCCCAGCGAACTAGCAGGGGAGTCTCCACGGATGTTGGCAACCATGTACCGCTACCTGCGCTGGCGTGCTACTGAGCAACGAAAGGCGGCGAAGCGGTAATGGCTGTTCGCTACGTTGTTGAGGTTTCAGGGCTGCGCCAGATTATGAACGCGCTGGACGAGGTAGACAAGAAGGCCGCCAAGCGCATCACCAAAGAAATCACCAGCGCAGGCAAGTCAGTTGTCTCAGCAGCTCAGCGTGAGGTCATTGGAAGGCCAGCCTCTGGTTGGGGTCCATGGATCTTTAGCCGAGATGGCCGTGACCTTGGTTTTGAGCCAACACGGGTGCGAGCCAATATCAAACTACGCAAGAACAACTTCAGGCGGCGCGGAGTCTCAGCCGGTTTGGGTTATGACGTTTACAACATGAACCCAGGCGGTGCCATCTTTGAGGTGGTAGGCGATTACTCCCGCGTCACGACATCATCGGGCCGTGCGCTTGTGGACTACATAAACCGCAACTACACCAGCCCCAAGCCGCGCATCCTTTATTCGGCTTACTACGCAGGGATGCCGGCAAACCTGCGCGAAAAGATCCGCGACCAAATCCTTGACGAGGCACGAAAGGCAGGGCTGCGCTAATGGCTGCTAAAGGTGCCCGCGTACACGTTTATGGCGACTGGGACGGCAGCGGCATAAAGAAAGCCAAAAAAGACATTGGTGGCTTCCAGAAAGAAGTGGACGGCTTTGGCGGCCAGATAAAGAAATCTTTTAGCGGCATGGGCATCGCTATTGGCGCCGCCGTTGCTGGTGCTGGCGTTGCCATTGGCAAGTTTGCTATGGACTCCGTTAGCGCAGCCACCGACCTTGCCGAAAGCCAAAGCAAGGTTGACGCAGTCTTTAAGGACTCTGCTGACGCCGTCAACGAGTGGGCCGACAACTCAGCCGTTGCCTTTGGTCAAAGCAAGCAACAAGCCCTAGAGGCTGCAGGTACCTACGGCAACCTGTTCCAAGCCTTTGGTCTGACTTCCGACGCTGCCCAGGAGATGTCCACCACCATGGTGGAACTCGCTGCCGACTTGGCATCGTTCAACAACACCAGCATTGACGATGCGATCCAAGCGCTGCGCTCTGGCCTGTCTGGTGAGACTGAGCCGCTGAAGCGCTTTGGCGTTGCCCTGACTGATGCGCGTATGCGCGCTGAGGCAATGGCGCAAGGGATCTATGACGGCGCTGGGGCACTCGATGCTGGGCAGAAAGCCCAAGCCGCTTACGCGCTTATCCTCAAAGACACCAGCCTTGCCCAGGGTGACTTTGCCCGCACCTCCGACGGGCTAGCCAACACCCAGCGCATCCTGCAGGCGGCGGTGGAGGACGCTAAAGCCGAAATTGGCACGGGCCTGATGAACGCCATCACCGACGTTATTTCGGTGCTAGGCGGCTCTGGCGGCATGGTCGCCAACATCAAGGATGCCTCACAAGCCATTGGAAGGTTTACCGTTGGCTTAGGTGTTGTCACCCGAGACATAGTTACCTTCAACCGCAACCTTGCCATTGCGACCAAAGGCGTTTTTGACTTTGCCAACGTAACGCGCATTGGATTTGCAGTTGTTACTGGGGGCATTTCCGAGACCTTGCTCAAGGTTGGCAAGAGCTTGATGGATCTAGGTGAAGCAGAGGAAGAGGCCGCACGCACCACAGAAGCCTGGGCCGACTACCGACGCGCACAGCAAGGCGTTGTTGATGCGACACCAGGCATGGTGGACAGCCTCAACGCCACCGCTGACGCAGCTGCAGGCGCAGCACGCAGCGGTGCTGCTGCGGCTGAGGCATTACTTCAGTACGCCATCAGCACCGGCCAGGTGCCCGCCAAGGCCGCCTGGTCGCAGCGCTTTGACGTTGCTGAGATGCTTGAAAACGTTGGCAGGGCTGGACGCAGCGCTGCATCAGGTGCGCGTAGCGCTGGCAGCGGCATAAGTGAACTTGGTGAGCGCATCAAGGCAGCACGGGCTACTGCTGTTGAAGGCATCAAGTCCATGCGCGAAGAATTGCGCACACAGTTGGAAGCAAGCCGCCAAGAGTTTAACGATTACGCAGCCAACGTTTCCCAGTCAATTCGCGGTGCCATCGACTTCTCTGCTGCAGCCCCTGAGTTTGACGAGCAAGGCAACCGAGTTGGCTTGACATTCATTGAGGCGCTGCAAGCGCAGGCAACCAAGGCTCAAGAGTTTGCCACCAAGGTCAAGACGCTTATTGCCATGGGACTGTCGCAAGATGCGCTACAGCAGGTTCTGGCTGCTGGAGTTCAGGCCGGCACCAACATCGCTAACGAGTTGATTACAGGCGGCGCAACCACCATTGAGCAGACCAACGAACTGGTGGCCACAACCCAGGCAGCTGCCGACGAGGTCGGACTGCAGGCCGCCACTAACTTCTACGGCGCGGGCGTGGATACGGCCCAACGCACTTACGAGGGCTTCAAGGCCAACTTTGGCAAAGGTGGCCCAGCACGTAAGGCGCTCATGGGCGTCATGGACAACTTGGCCGCTGCAGCCGCTCGACAGGTGCGCATTGACGTTGCCGTCACTCGTAACATCAACGAGGTGGTCACCCGCGTGGTGCAGACCATCAACGCACCCGTGGAGGCCAGGGCCATGGGTGGCCCCGTCAAGGCTGGCAGCCCGTACCTGATTGGCGAGCGCGGCCCTGAACTGTTTGTGCCAGACATCTCTGGCACGGTCATTAGCAATGCAGATGTGCGCAGCGGCGGTGGGTCGCCACTTGGTGGCAGCGTAACGATCAACGTCAACGCCGGCATGGGCACCAACGGTGCTGAAGTTGGCCGCCAAATAGTGGACGCGCTGAAGGCATACGAGCGACACAACGGGCCTGTGCCGGTGAAGGTTGCCTGATGGCTGCCAAGGTTGTCTTTGCTTTTGACCAGGACGCGGGCGGGGTCACTAACTTTTTCCAGTTGGATGATTCGGTCAAGGGTGTGCTGGATAACACCACCTACACCTTGGGCGGTGAGTTCTCACTCGTTGATGTGACCAGCGCGTTGCGGAGTGTCTCGGTGTCTCGTGGCCGTTCTCGGCAACTAGATCGAGTGCAAGCGGGCAACGCCAGCATCGTGCTTGACAATCGTGACCGAGCGTTTGACCCGCTGGGCGGTGGCACCTACGCCAGCAGCATCGTGCCCCGCAAGAACGTGCAGGTGAGTGTCAATGACGAGCCGGTGTTCTCAGGTCTGGTCGATGACTGGAATATAGACTTTGACGTCACTGGCGACAGCACGAGCACCGCTGCCTGCGGTGATGGTTTCGTGACGTTGGGCCAGGTGAACCTTGGCACGGCCACGCGCACCGCTGAGTTGTCGGGCACCCGCATTGACACGGTACTAACAGAGGCTGGCTGGCCGACAGGCAAGCGGGCGCTGGACGCCGGTGAGGTGACCCTTCAGGCTGACACGCCAAGCGATAACACCAACGTGCTGGCCTACCTGCAAACGATCACCGACACAGAGTTTGGCGCGTTCTTTATGTCGCGCACCGGCTTGGCAACTTTCATTGACCGGGACGGTTCGCAGGACTTCTCCAACCCGGTGGTGCTTGGCGGCACCGGCATCCCGATCAGTAGCGTGGAGATTGACTACGGCACCGAGCAGCTGTTCAACACCATTGAGGTGTCCCGCAATAACGGCGGCACCGCGTTGTCGGAGGACAGCACCAGCCAGACGGCTTACGGCATCCAGGAGTTATCCAAGACGGGCCTGCTGTACGACGACGACGCCGAGTTATCCAACTTGGGTGAATACCTGCTGAGCCGATTCAA